CCAGCTTTCGCTGGGTCAGTCTCTCTTACCGTAGGCAAGAGGTTTGACATGCGGGATGACAGAAACTTCGTCAAGACTGAGTATATCTATACTCGCCGTCGCGACACCGGGACCGTCAACACCGCGTCAAATGTCAGACAGGTTACTTATTCGCGTCGTGATGACGCAACAAGTACCGAGCCAGTAGGGGGCGTGTTTATACGTCCAACTGACTACTTCGCTTGCTTCGCCTACTCTTCGTCCAGTCAAGTTTCCCCAGGTGTGTTCAGCGATTCGATTTGGCCCCATAAGGGTGCCTTTCGAGTCTATGACGTCACTTGTACGGGTTACTCTGATGGTGGTGATGTAAAGTACGGACTTACCCCTGGTGGGTTCGTGCCGCACATTCCTGCCGAGACTTTGTCTCGGGGCCGCGAACGTCTACGTGCTGCTGTCGCAGCATCTGACTTCAACGCAGGGCAATCTATAGCAGAACTGAGAGAGGCGATTTCGTCAATCTTTGGTCTGCTACAGGGTGCTAGGCACTTGTTTAAGAACCTCGTCCGCGACTTACGTCGTAACGAGTTTCTCTACAAGCACGCTTACACCCAGGCTCGGCGTTCTGGCTCTGTCTACCAACTCTCACAGCTCGCAAGAGCTGCAAGGGAGCGGAGGCAGTTTCAGGAATCACGACGTTTGAGAAATATCTCAAACGCCTGGCTGTCCTGGCATTATGGGATCGCTCCCATTCTGTCCGACATCCACGCCATCCTCGAAATCATCGGTCAGAAAGATAAACAACCTAGATGGTTTGTTGATATCGATCAACCCGATGACTCTTTCGAGCTCCCTGTCTCGTCGAATCCTGACAGGGTGTATTACAAAGGGAAAGTGAAGAGGGGAGTTCGTCTAAGGGCTGTCTTTACCCTTACCGATCCTTTCATCTTCGAGCTTTGGCGTTATGGGCTTACTAACCCACTCGCTATCGCTTGGGAGTTAATCCCGCTCTCCTTTGTATTTGACTGGTTCGTCCATCTCGGTGGCTTCCTCGAGGGTCTCCAAAGGCCTCTCGGTGTTAAGTTCGAAGATGGTTACGAGACGAAGTACCTGGACAATCACTTTACGAAGCATGTGGTGACAACACCACCGGCTTCGTTATACCGAGTGATCAACCAGGTAGGTTTGGCTCAGGTCAATATTAATACCTTCGCAATGTCTCGCGAGGTATTGTATCGACCATTGCCTCCGATTCCGTACGTGAGTATGGATCTCGGGGTCAAGCAAGTGCTATCTTTGATAGCACTCTTCGTGCAGAAGGCTACGTAGTGCCTTCCTAACCGCCCGTAAGGGCCATAGCTAGGAGTGCCTCTCTTGGCACAAGCAGCAAGCATCACGGTCAATGGCCGTGAGACGCCGACTCCGTTGGCACACACCTTCGCACCGCGCGCTGTTGCGCCCGGTGTCGCTTCCTTTGTGGAAGCGGCCTCCGTTCCGATTGGTGAGAAGACTCTCACCATTCGGAATCGTCGTGCGGGGAACCGGTACTATGTCCGGATCACCCTCGCGGCTCCTGTCCTGGTGATGGAAACCATCAACGGTGTTCAGGTTCCGTCTGTCCCTCGGATGTCGTTCATCGATGCGAACTTTCGCTTCGACGACACATCCACCGAGCAGGAGCGGAAAGACGCTGTTGGCATGTTCGCCAACGCGCTCGCCGCCTCGCAGGCCGTCGTCGACGGCTCGCTTACCAAGCTCGAAGGGATCTGGTGATGCACCGTGCGCTTCTTCTGGTCTTGGGCCTTGCGGCTTGCGATCAGACGAACGACGGCGTTCGTCAGACGTTCACTGCGTCGGCCCCCATCGAGGGACTGATGACCTACTCCTTCGAGTAGGTTGTGAATCGTCGTCCGGTATGAACCCCCCCGAAAGACTTCATCAGTCTTAGGGATTATCGGTCGGCACGGAACTAAACCACCATCAATTCATGAGGTGACCATGTCCACCAGGAGTAATCGTCGTTCAGACGTTACAACGGGATTGCCAGCCGGAGTAGGGGCTCGGTTCCGTGATGAGCTTAAACAGCTTATCACGGACCTTGTTCCGAAGGAAGGGTTTAAGGCACAGTATTTGCTGGACGAGATGTTCAGTAAGTACTGCGACCCTAAGACCACTCCTGCTTCGGTACGACGCGAGGCAGCCAAAGCCAAATGGCTGTCTCAGGAGCTGCGTAACTCTAGCACCAACCGACGTCTCCTTCTGGGAGACATCGATTTCGGTTGGGTGTCGTCTGACCGCCTCATCAGCGGCATTCGGGCACTTATTGCTAGAATACTTGGCCCAATGGTGTATCCGGATGTTCTTCAACATTCGTTCCACACCAACGGTGCGAGTACGCGAGTCCGCCGTAGCCCTAAAGCTGCGATGGACAAGCTTCTTGGCAAGAGCCACTGTAGTCATTCTGCTGTGGGCCACTGGTTTGCTGCGTACAACTGTACGCTGCTAATGAACCAGCCCCTGCTTCAGAACGACGCCAGTGTGTTCTTCACCGTGCCAAAGACGTCAGATATCGACCGAGTAGCTTGTAAAGAGCCCGAGGTCAATATGCTGTTACAGAGGTCTGTCGGGAATCATATCCGACACAGGCTTCGTACTTTTGGGGTCGATCTTAACGATCAAACCAAAAATAACAAGCTTGCTCAAGTAGCAGTCCAGAAGGGACTTGCTACTATCGACCTCTCCTCAGCTAGCGACTCCATCACACGGCAGTTGGTGATAAACCTGCTACCATTCGAGTGGTGGTCGCTACTGGATGATCTCCGCGTGAAGCACACTCTTATTGACGGGACACTCCATGAACTGGAAATGTTCTCGTCAATGGGCAATGGCTTTACGTTTGAACTCGAGTCCCTGTTATTCTATGCGATTACTCGCACGGTCTGCAGGTTCTCAGGTATCAAGGGGACCATCTCCGTTTTTGGTGATGACATCATCGCTCCGTCTGCAATCGTTCGCAGGCTGAGACGTGTGTTCTTCTACTTCGGGTTCAAGATGAATCCCAAGAAGACACACTACGCTTCGCGGGATTTATTCCGGGAATCGTGCGGTGAGCATTACTACAACGGCGTCTCTGTCACTCCCTTCTATATTAGAAGGGAGGTAGACAACCTTCCAGACCTGATAAACCACCTCAACCATCTCCTTGAATGGGATGGCCGCGGGTGGGGATTCTTCATAAATGAAGAGTCTTATCAGTTCTGGGCGCGTTGGATCAAATACGTTCCCAGATCTCTCTGGGGTGGTATTGATCCATTCGACCCTTCTGCACTCGTAACCGGGCATCCGCCACGGAAACGACTCGTGCCGAGGGTACGCGATATGCGTGTACATCCTATAGCAGGGTATGTACATTGGCATATGGTGCGTCTACAGTTCGGCATGCCTTCCTGGCGTAAGCCAGAGAACCATGTCGAGCTTGATCCACACATTGAGATCGGGTTCAAAGCTGAACCTGTCATCTCGTGTGGGGCACGGACGACGTGGAACCCCGG